TCACCAACATGACTAAATAGTGATTTGGGCTTAATAACATTATTGAGCCCTGACTTAACTGCATCAATGCCATCTTCAAGATGTACGTCATTCCAGTCACGCTTTTCATAGCCCTGAGGGATTGCATATTTAACACCTGAAGCAACAGCTGCGCTTAATCCAGGACCATCATTATCTGCAGCAACTATAAGTTCTATTTGTGGTGCGGCTGATTTAATTGCCTTAACAACATGAGGCAGATTAGATGAGTTTAATGCAAATACAGCGGGCCTGCCTGTAGCTTGAGATACAGATGCAGCAGTTGCCCAACCTTCAGCAACATAACATAATCCTTTAAGTGGCCCTTTTATAACACTAAATGCTGCTTCAAGCTGCATGCCTTCATTAAACTTCTTAAAGCCATTAGGTGCTATTGTTTGTGTGCCAACATTATCTCCATTAGCATTGGTGATCCGGATGACAATATTCTTGCCATCAATTACAGCACCATTTAAAGCTACGCCTTTTCTATCATGATAAAGTGTTTCTTCTTTGCTGCTGAAGGGATTTACCTGATCCACGTAATGGCGCTCCTCTTTTTTATTATTAGGCCAAAGACCTCTTGCTTTAAGTTCATCTTGAATATCTTGAAAGCTACAGCCATGACGACAGTGAACCTTTACTTCACCAAGATGTTCATTAATCCAAAATCTGTCATTGCCGCCACAAACAGGGCATGGCCCTTTCCACTCCCTACTGTGCTTTTTCATATTAAATGCATCAATGATACCCGACGACCACTCATGCCAATGCACCTTTTCAAATGCTTTGCTCTGCTCCATTATATTTCCCTAATTTAATAATTTCCCGATAGTGTAATGGCTCCGCTATATATCACGGAGCCACTTGTTTTTTAAAACGGTATTTCGTCATCAAAATCAGGAGCTTTACTATTTTGTTCTTGTGCTGCCTGAGTTGATGTCTTGCCAAAAGGATGCTCTACCTCTGGCGATGATGCTGTGTCAATACCGCTATAACCTGGCACAGCAGAAAATGGATTAGCATCTTCAACTTCCTCTAGCCTTAATACTTGAACTGCCCTAAGCCTTAAAGATACACCTGCTTCGCGCATATTATATGGCACGCATGTAACTGCTATATTTACCATGCTGCCAGTAGTGAGCATAAAGTCGTCAGGTAATAGCTTTCCCTGAGCATCCCATTGATTTGGCTTCTTGGTCAGCTCGCCGTTATAATTACCTTTAAGCTTTGCCTTGCCTGTAAAGAAACCATCACCATCATCCTTAAATGGATTTATTGGTGCTGCTGGCCATGAAGGATCTGCTTTTGCCTTATATGCTTCGCACATTTTCTTCCACAGTTCATGCGCTTGGTCTTTGCTCAGGCGAAATGAAATATCATAAGTGGCCAATGGATCTAGTGGATCACATGGCATAGATTTGCGCTCATTAGCGTCAAACTTATATGTGCGATTAATACGAGGCCAACGTGCCTCAACGTTTTCGATGTTATGCTGCATGTATATTACTCCTTATCATCATGCTTCATCCACTCTGGTAAGTGGATTATATTTATTTCTGGCCAATCAGTTGAGTAAACTCCTTCCTTTTCTGCCTTGGCGATGCGCCTTAAAATGTTCATCATTTTATCATGCGCAAATTGTAAAACTTCCTCATCAACCATATGAAGACATGTTGCATATGGTGAAACCTTTTCAGTAGCTGCAAAGCAAAAATAAGCTACAGGCAAGCCTGCAAGCTGACAGCAATGTCTGTAAAACGCAGCCTGGATATCGTATTTATATTTCCAAAGCTGCGCAGGAAAGTCACGATCTCCTGGACCCGCATCAACAGTGCTTTTTAAATCCAAGCAAACTTTTTTACTCTTTACATAGCAATCAGGTCTAGTTTTAAGTTGCAGTCCTGTCTCAGGGTCTTGCACAAAAATGCTTGCTTCAATCAATGCATCATTAGCATAAATTAAATCAAAGAGCTTTTTATTATCTAGTGCAGCCTCAGACATTGCCTTTGCTTTATAATAATCACCAGATGTCAGGAGTAATTTGCCAGCTGCATCAGCTTCTTCTTTAGCCTCCTTCCATCTTTTTCCGAGCCTGTTTTCAGGTCCACATATAATGCTCTTCTTATGAGGTTCTAGGCAAAGCTCATGGAATGCAGTTCCTATATCAAATACAGTTGTTTCTTTACGCTCCGCACCCTTCCAATGTGCAAGAGATTTAGCTGCAGCCTTCACATCAGAAGAGCTAATTGCAGGTCTATCCCTATATTCCTTGTTTGTTATGTCTAGCTCAATCATGAGTTCATTATCTCCCTGCATATGTAGCAAAATCCTTCTAGTGATAGATCAACAAGAAAATGACCATCATCTTCTGATCCATATACTTTAGCTATTGCTTCAAAGCTCACAACTGCTCTTGGTTTATAATTGTTGTATTTATAAATGACGCAAGGCAATTTATTTGTGAGAAGAGCAGCCTTTTCTGATTGCTTCCACCACTCATCTTTGCAACCACGACCAGAAGCATATGCTTTTGCTTCTATAGAAAACGGAAAATCCGTATTATCTGCTATTAAGTCGCCTTCGGCAGCGGTACGATATTGCTCCAAATTACGGGAAAACTTGCATCCAAGCTCTAACTCTAAGATCTTAGCAAGCTTTCTCTCCCAATCCGCTCCTTTTGTACGACTGTTAACCATGTTATTCTTCCAAAACCTGTTTCAATGTTTCCTCCATATCCAGGAAGCTCGTCATCGCAATCATAGTGCTCATACGAAAATCCTTCTTAGTGCCTTTAGCCAAGGCATAAATTGTAGGATATGATATGCCGGTCTCCCTGGAAACTTCCTTTAAGTTTCTATTGTAGAGCCTTCGTTTTATCTCATCAAGTGAGTACAGTTGAATTTTCATCACATCTCCAATACTTCAACACCTAGTTTCTGAAGCAGCTCAAGACCATATGGGTCTCTATATTGCACTTTGTAGAAAACCCTTTTAATGCCAGCAGCTGCTATCATTTTGGCGCAACTAGGGCATGGCGATAAAGAGCTATACAGATCGCATCCTTCTGTTGCTAATCCATATTTTGCACAAAATATTATTGCATTTTCTTCTGCATGCAATACTTCTGATATTGTATTGCCATCGCAATCTTCACAGCAATTATTATATCCTGGTGGAGTTCCATTATATCCTGTAGCAATTACTCTGCCATTTTTAGCTATAATCGCTCCAACCTTACTACGCTTGCAATATGACATATCAGCCCAAAGCTGCGCTGTTTTCATCAGCGTAAAATCTTGACGCTTTCTCATGATGCATCACCTAATAAATGAAAGTGCCGAGGATATACGTGAAGTGAGCATGCATTCCAATAAATATCAGTTTGCTCTAGCTCATAGAATTTACGCAATACTTGAATACAACGGCTATAAACAGATTTGTGCCATGCAAGATCATTATTGAAACCATAGACGACGTCATTAGATCTCATGTTCACATGGTATTCTAGTTTGCCCTTGCGAATTAACAGCTGCACTGTATTTGTGCACATAAAATCACTCATGCCATCTTTTCTTGCATCTTCATGCATCGTTGGCCTTGTATAAATCATCAATGCCTGACGGCTGAACTGATCTTTTACAAGCTGCACTATGGCTTTTGCAAATTGATGATTATTTTCTTGGCTATAAATGCACCAACCATAATTGCTATTAATAAAACCCTTTTTGCTAGCAACTTGTTTCCATATCGCAGGAATATTCGGCTCCAGGCCTGATATGCTTAGATCCTGTGATTTATACCAAGCCAGTTCACGATCAATATATTCAAGATTAGGAGTGCCAAATATTGCATCTTCATCTGCAATAAATGATGCTCCTGTAATCTCTATGGTGCCATTTTCGCAAAACTGCTTTTCTTGATACAGGCGGACAAAAGCCTTTCTAATGTCCGCCACCTTGTTTATGCAAAGATTACTCATCTTCACGGCTTTCGATATATTGCTCCAGCAAAGTTGCGTAACCAGCAATATCATGCGCATTATCTGCATAGTAAGGATCGCCAATGCACATGCGCGATATTTTGTGGAATATCATATGCAAGCATTCTTTATGAACATCGCTCAACTTACCCTTAAAGGTATTGGATGTTACAACATCCATTAAAGCTTGCGTCATGATCGAGTTATCCTCAATGCTGCCGTATTTATTTCCACGTTGTTCAACCGTGCTTTGAATATTACTTTTCATCTTCTGCACGTCTCAATTCTGATAATGCAAAAGCAATAGCAATAGTTGCACGCTCACATTGCTCTCGTGTAAGCTTTTCGCCCTTAGTTCTGCCGATGTCACGAAATACTGACTTAGGTGACGTGTTGCTTGTGTCTTTGCGGCCAAGCATGAAATCCAGGGTTTCTTGTATTCTCATTGTATCCACTCCACTAAGTCTGATAAATCTGCTGGTTTAAAGTCATCACCTTTAACAAGATCGATCTTAAAAGATCCTCTCTTATTATTGGCGCCGAGGGTTTTCGTCATATTAGAATGCATGACACGTTTAAATGCATCTTCATATATTTCCGAAAAGCCCATACGTTCTGCAGTGCCTAATGCAAAGACAACTAGATCCACAAGTGCATCAAGTTCATCTTCTCTGCTTTGCGCTGATGTGAATTCGCTAAGCTCTTCTAGCATAGCTGCAATTCGAAACCTTCGCTCTGCATCAGTAAATTCTGGCAAATCAGTATGCGATATGCCGAACTGCTCATGCATTTTCCGTAATAGGTAAATCATACGTGCTCCTTTCGTTATGATATATTGACGATTACCAAATAAAATATCAAGTGCAAATGCTTTTTTTGTTTGCAATGTTTTTATACTTATGGTATAAAGTATTTATAGCAACGTTTACATCATGGAGATATAAAATGGAACCGACACAATTAGGTAAAATTAAGAAAACTGATTTTGAAAACACTCTGTTTGGCTTGAACAATGAACAAGTGATGGATTACGACAAGCACAGTGAATTCAATTTTGAAACAAACGAAAACACTATTATTCATTTGTACTACAATGAAAATGGCCACATTGGAAGTTGGTCCAATGGTAATGGTTGGTATTTTGCACATAATTTAGGGAGCAATTAATGTCTGACTATTTATGGCCAGTATCTGTGGACATGCTTGAAATCACAGATGAATTTAGGATTAACAAAGCTAACTATGTAGTTTGCACAGAACCTAAAGTCGGCAGAGATGTCACTAAATTTTCCGCCGCTAGACAAGTTGAGCCAAATGAACATGCTCCAACTGGTTGGGTCATTGAAGATGTGAAATTTAGCAATAGTACTCTAGTTAAATGGAAGAAAATATGAAACAAGTGCAAAAATTGCGTGATCTAATCCGCGACTTCGAAGATAATTTAGGCATTGTAGGTGATATTATAGGAGCTCTGTCATTATTTGGCATCTTCTTCCTTTGCTTATTCTTTGTCGGAGTGTTTCAATGACTGAAGAACAATATGCTATTGCCTGGATGCAATTAGCAAAGGAAGAACGCAAAAGAGCCATGCAACGCGATGGTAAATTGCAGTTCCTGAAGCAAAACATGTCAATGGATTACGCCGCCGGCGGCCGTGATATGAAGCCTGAAACCAGGCAAATAATTGAAATGGCAAAACAAGGAAAGGGGCGTGAAACTATATTTAAAGCAATGGCCTTTAAAGGCATGACTAAAAATTCTGTGCAAAGAGTATTGTCAAGGCACAAAGAAAAATGGTTTCGTGAGGCCAGCCGAAGCTGACCCCATGAATATAAATCATATAAAAAAGGAAATCGAAATGGATAAAACAACTTCAACTGAGTTTGTTATAACTCACATTACTGAAAGCGGAACTGCTTTTGGTGTCAGAACTGATAATGGTGAGAGCATACATATATCACCAAGATTATTAGAGCAAGCCAATGCTGACATAGATCACTTGTGTGATGGCATTATTGTACCTAATACTGTTGAGCTTCAAAGAGAGCGAACGCCATGGGTAGCAGTTTATGTGCGAAAAACGTCTCATGCAATTAATATTTTAGAGCCTCATGCATTAAAACAGGCTCACCAATTAAAAAACACAAGCAATAATGAACGAACATGGCAGAATATTAGCGATGAAGTTATCGCATTTTTGCAAAGTGCAGAAATAACATATTGTGAAACTGGAGATATTAGCGAGGCAGTTAATATGGAAAGCCGCAAATTAAGTAATCTGCTAGAGCATATGCATAGTCAGGGTAAAATTTGCAAAGCAGAAGTGCGCCAAAAAGCAGATCAGGAGCGCGTATCTATGGCGCTTTGGTCTATTGATATGGGCGTATATCAATGAGCAATTGTAAATCATGTGATGGCACAGGCCTTATTGAGCACACTAGTTTTAATCAAAATGCTGAAAAAGCTTCGTGGACTTCCTGGACGGAACCATGTGCATATTGCTCAGATGAAGATGAGTATGATTGGCGTGTGGAGGAAGACTGATGACATTAGCTGAACCAGTCTTCATGGCATTCGTTATTTTTTCATCACCAGATGAATGTAAGGCGTTTTCCGAATATTATGACCTTAAGCGGATTTTTGAGCCGCAATGTGTGGAGATGGGTGGCGAAGCAGAATATCGCCGCCCTTTCCCTGACATAAAACCTAAACAGCGACCAATAGAGGAGAGTAGTGGATGATGTGGAAATATGCAGTGCAAATTGAGATTGAAAAGGGCGAATATATGCTTGTTAGAGATAAAAACCCATTCACCAACAATGATGACGTGCTGTATTTCCGCAACAGGGAAAAAGCTGAACAGGAAGCGCAAAGGTGGAACACTGGCGCAGTAATAAAGGAAAAGGAAAAGATTAATGGCTAAGTGGGATTTATCTAAGATAGAAAACTGCTCAACAGTTGGATCTGACATTGACGAAGATGATACAACGCCAGATCAGCCTACACCGCTGATGATTATTAGATCTATAAATAGGAAGGCTGATATAATAAGGATGGATGCCTCGCGCAAACCAGAGCGTAATACAATGAAGCAACGCGCTGAGGAGATAATGTCATTATGTAAGATGCTGGAAAGGAGGATGCACAATGGTTGAGCAAATTACTGCACTTGATCGCATGAAGGAAATGGCCGCCATAGAAAATGCACGCATGCATCGCCGCATGATTGGGCGTGATGATATGCATGCTTATATGCATAAACCTTGGCCAATGGAGCATTTGCGGAAGGCAATACAATCATGCCTTGAGAAACATGGCGAATTATCTATTGGTGACTTATGTAGCATGATTAAGCAAGATGTTTGTCATATAGATGTAGGCGTGAAATCAATGAAAGAGCGTAAGACTATTATACGCACTGGCAAAATTGAAGGTCAATCTTTGTATCGCTTAAGGCTTAAAGGCGAGTTTATTTAGGTGATAAAACATGACGTATAAAGCAGTTGGAATTCATGTTTTTGCTGGATTATTTACTGAGGGCGTAAAAGAGCATTTTGAAGTGCCTGCAGTTATTAATGATGGCTATGGCGATGACATACATATCGCCAACCATCCAGAAGCTAAACTTTTTAAGAGTGCAGAATTTAATCCAGGAGAGTTTGACAATATTGACTTTGTATATTCTCAACCTCCATGCGCTCCATGGTCTGTGTCAGGGAATAAAAAGGGATTAGATGATCCTCGCATAAGCATGACAAGTGATGCGGCTAAAATTGGCTTAAGCCTAAAACCTAGATTTTTTGCGCTTGAAAGCGTTGTGCCCGCTTTTACAAAAGGAAGAGCATATTATGATAAGCTTGGTGATTTATGGCGTGAATGTGGTTATAATGTCACGCATATGCTAATTAATGGTATTTACTCTGGAACACCACAAATAAGGCATAGATATTTATTTATTGCTCATCAGGGAAACTTAGATTTCCCTGACTTTACTAAACCAAAAACAGTAAATGAAAGCTTTATTGATATTAAGCCAGGAGGATATGAGATTTGCGGACCTGGAGTTAAAAATACACTTGATAAATTTGGCTACAAAGAAATACCACAGGGGACTAATTTATTCAAGTGGTTTACTAGAATAAATAAAAACCCTCAATACAAATCTAATGGACATATGCTTGGGAGGCCTGCTAGATCGTCAATTAGGTTAAATGGATTTAAGCCAGCCCCTGTGTTTTTTGGTGATTACTCTTGGCTTCACCCGACTGAAGATAGACCAATTACAATGAATGAACTTAAAGCATTATGTGGTCTTCGCCAAGATTATGACTTATTAGATGAAGGTAGAGCAGCAGCACAAGTTTTGTTAGGCAAATCAGTAATGCCAAAAACAGGTGCTTGGATAGCTGATATGGCAAATAAAACAATTAATAATAAGACGAACATTATTCATCCCGAAGTGGTAGACTTGCGTAATGGTGAATTTGAGCCTTTAATGATCTAAGAAATATTATAAAAATACCGCATACTAAGTTATTGGTTTTGCGGTATTTAACATTGTGGCCAACAGCAATGACATCGGACGTGCTGGCGAGTTTCTCGTGGCAGCCGAATTGGAACAGCGTGGAATACGCTGCCATAGGGTAGATTTGAAAGGTGACGACCTGTGGGTTAAGTCTGCCCTTGGCAAATTATTGACGCTGCAAGTTAAAACCACAATGAAACCTAGTCAAGATCGTGGACGCCCATTGTGCTATGCATTTACACGGGTAAGTGGTGATGCGCAAATATTTGCTTATGTAGCTTTAGACTTGCGTCTCTTTATTCTGCGCAACCAGCCAACAGGCAAGACTGTTCGAATAAAGCCTGTTAAGTTTACTCAAGATGCAATGGAAAGCAGTATCAATAGGATGATTTCCTAAACCATCAATTCAAAATGAGGGCCATCGATAAATGGCCTTCTGCCCTGACTTCTTCGCAGATCCACATATTCGTTCATGGCATCTTCCATAGATCTACCTTGGCCCTTCCATGTACCAATACAATCAATCTGCCATGCCGCACCCCAACGCACTTTAATACCAAGTGAATTAGCTGCCTCTGCCATTGCATCAGCAAGATCATCATAAAGATTTAACTCCCATGATCCTCTGCCTGAAATATAGGCCATTATGTCGACAGCAAGGCCATCCAGGTGTTTGCTCTTCATAGTTTGACTAGCACCTTTTGCAACTAATGCTTTTTGCATTTCTACAGTGCGCATACCCTGGACGACACCAAAGTCAGTTTTAGTTAAATTAATAGCCATCTTAACGACAGCAACCATTCGCGTATCAACGCCTTCCAACCGATCAAGGCTTCGCTGAGATAGTTTAAACGTCATTTGCTTCCCCTAAAGAACTTTGTTGCAGATCTTACACCAAAGCTTGCTGCAACTATAACACCTAAAGTATATTGATACCAATCAGGCATTGCCTCCAGGGCAGTAAACCCTTCCTGGACAGATTTTCTACCCCACTCACCACAAAATGAAAGCACAAGCGGCACAGAAAACAAAGCCACAAGCCATTCATCCTTGAAGCTGCTTTGCGAGCCTTCAGCCATGATGCGTTCCCAATCGGCAACGCTGGTCTTTTCAGAGAGCATGATTTTAGCTTTGGCCTCTGCCTCAGTTAGCTTTAGCTTAGCTTCTGCTGCATTCTTATCAGCCTTGCCTTGCAGCCATGATCCAGCAAGGTTTGCTATTGGCGCTATAAACTGCATCATTTCTCAGACCCCAGCCATACTGCAAATGCGCCAGTCATAGCGCCACTAACAACACTGATAAGCGCACTCTGCTGCGTACTAAGATCAGGCTGCTGAAGCGCCCATTCTATACAGCGTATATACATCACCGTCATTACCAGCATCATCAGACGCGGCATAAGCTTGTA